TGACTTCTTAGACAGCATCGGTGATTCATTAGGCCCAATTATTACTGGACATCATCTGGATGACTGCGTAGAAACATATCTTTGGTCATCAATGCATGGACAGCCTAAGGTAATCCCAGCAAAAAGAAACAATGTTGTACGCCCATTTTTAACTACACGTAAAAGTGAATTTGTTAACTGGTGCGAACGAAAAGCTATTGATTGGTGTCACGACAATAGCAATGATGACACAAAATACATGCGTAACTATGTACGAACACATCTAATGCCACACGCATTACATATTAACCCCGGTTTGAAAACTGTGGTTAAAAAGATTGTAGAAAATCAGCAAAATGTTTGACTTATTTAGGTAATCTTCCTGAAACAAATCCATCAGGGCACTCAATAGCCATTACTGCAATAGTACCGTCGGTGTACCACTTCATACCTAGATTTCCTTTTGTTTTATCTCTTTTCTTCCCGTACATAGGATTATTTTTACCGGTCATATTCTTACTGTGATCTGGCCTTTTTACTCCGATACGTTTGGCTTTTTGTTTTGGACTTTTGTTAAAGTGATTTTCTCCTAATGCTAACATCCTTGCAGAGGTTTTCTTTCGTTGTTCAGGCAGTTTCATATGATTATATTTACCAGATGCCGCCCCTTCGCCTTCTTCAGGTTTCAAGTTTGCCCAGTCATTACTCGCAACTACATTCCATAAATTACTGTAATACAACCCCCACTCTTTTAATTCTGACTTAGACGAACATTCTTTTATTATTTTGGTATTGTGTTCATAACCATGCTTTTTAAGATGTAATTTCCAATACTTACCTGAACCGCGGTATTTATGTGGATTAATATTTGTTGTTTGACATAAGTATTTTAGACCAGTTGTACTGTGGGTCTTGACACATAGATAAATAGTCATGCTGATTGCTCCTTTAAAGCGTTAGAGTAGTTGGGTATTTCCAGTACCGCGAACTACACTTATTTATGCCAATAGTGTTGTAAAACTATGTAATATACTATATAATATGTTTTTATAAGGAGTTTTTATGACATCAAAAATATTTACAGGCGAGCAAAAAACTAAACTGGTTCAATTAGTGAATGAAGGAATGGTAGTCCTACATGAGATTGACACTCTACGTGAGGGTCTAAGTGATACCGTTAAGGCTATCGCTGAAGAACTAGAAGTTAAGCCAGGTATTCTTAAGAAGGCAATAACTATCGCACACAAAGCAAGTCTTGGGCAAACAAATGCTGATCATGAAGAATTAAATACAATTTTAGAAACTGTGGGCAAAACACTTTGAGTTATGTGGATGCGGTTCATTCTAGGGATGACGATAGAATTTTTGTAGTTGAACGTGACCAGAACGGAAAGCGTCAATACAAAGAATATCCCACAAACTACGTACTCTACTATCCTGATAATAAGGGTAAGCATCGTAGTATATTTGGTAATCCTGTAAGTCGTTTCAGTACACGCAAACGTCAAGAGTTTGAAAAAGAAAAACGTATACATTCAGGTAAGAAATTATTTGAAAGTGATGTACCAGTAACATTTCGTTGTCTTAGTGAAAACTATCTTAAGGCAGATGTTCCTAAACTTCATACTTGTTTCTTTGACATTGAAGTAGACTTTGATCCTGTAAAGGGATTTAGTCCTACTAGTGATCCATTCAACCCGGTAACTGCTATTTCATTATATTTGGATTGGCAAGATACACTAGTTACATTGGTCATTGCCCCTAAGCATATGTCACCAGAAACGGCGCAAGAAATTTCTAATGAGTTTGAAAACTGTATGCTTTTCACAAATGAGAAGGATATGTTTGATGTTTTCTTTCAACTCATTGAAGATAGTGATGTAATGACTGGCTGGAACAGTGAAGGGTATGACATACCTTACATGGTTAATCGTGTCACCCGAGTAATGAGTAAAGATGACACCCGCAAGTTTTGCTTGATGGGTCAACTTCCTAAACCCCGCACATATGAACGGTTCGGTAAAGAAGAACAAACATATGACTTGGTTGGTCGTATTCATTTGGACTACTTACAACTCTACAAGAAATATAACTATGAATCACGACATTCATACAAGTTAGATGCCATCGGTGAGATGGAAGTAGGGGAAAACAAAACTCAATATGAAGGTACGCTTGACCAGTTGTATAACAAAGACTTTAAGAAGTTTATTGAATATAATAGGCAAGATACCATGTTGTTAGTGAAGATTCACAACAAACTCAAATTCTTAGAACTAGCTAACCAGCTGGCACATGAGAATACAGTATTACTGCCAACAGTAATGGGTTCTGTAGCTATGATTGAAATGGCTATTTTCAATGAAGCGCATGAACGCGGTTTAGTAGTCCCGGATAAAAAAAGAAGGAATGAAAATGCAGAAGAAACAACTCCAGCGGCAGGTGCCTTCGTTGCTACGCCGAAAAGAGGTATGCACGAATATGTCGGAGCAGTTGACCTTAACTCGCTCTATCCCTCGGTTATTCGTGCCCTTAACATGGCAGGAGAAACCATCATTGGTCAGGTCAGACAGACATTAACTGACAAATATATGCTTGACAAAGGTAAGCAACTTGCTAGTCTTAAAAAACGTTTCAAAGAAGGTGATGAGGACGTTACTGGTGCTATTCTATGGGAAAACTTGTTTAGCGTATTAGAATATACAGCTATTATGAATCAAGAACGCGGCACTATGTTGACATTAGACTATGAAGATGGCAGGTCAGTAGAAATGAGTGCAGCCGAGATTTGGAAGTTGATCTTTGATAGTCACAAGCCTTGGATGCTAAGTGCTAACGGTACAATATTTACTTACGAAAAAGAGGGTGTTGTTCCGGGACTACTTACTCGCTGGTATAGTGAACGTAAAGAAATGCAAGCCAAAGCTAAATCAGCGTACGGCACTGATCAATATGAATATTATGATAAGCGTCAGCTTGTGCGTAAGATTTTGTTGAACTCTGCATATGGCGCACTATTGAATGAACATTGTAGATTCTATGACAAACGTATCGGTCAAAGTGTTACACTAAGTGGTCGTCAAATTGTTAAGCATATGATGAGTACCATCAATGAAACAATCGCAGGTGAATATGCACATGATGGCAATGCTATCGTGTACGGTGATACTGACAGTTGTTACTTTACTGCGTATCCTATTCTCAATTCGCAAATAGCAAACGGTGAATTAGATTGGAATAAAGAAACTTGTATCGGGTTGTATGACAGTATTGCTGACCAAGCTAATGACAGTTTCCCGTCATTCATGGAACGTGCATTTCATGCTCCAAGAAAGAATGGAGCTATCATCAAAGCTGGTCGTGAATTGATTGGTGATCGTGCTATCTTTATCACAAAGAAACGCTATGCTATCAATATCTTTGATAAGGAAGGTAAGCGTAAGGATAAAGACGGTAAGATGGGTGATATCAAAGCAATGGGTCTTGACTTGAAACGTGCTGATACTCCTAAGTATATTCAAGAATTCTTGATGGATGTACTACAGATGGTTATTCAACAGGGTAAGGGGCGTGAAGATGTGATTGAACGGGTTAAAGAGTTCAAGCGCATTTTGAGTGCTCAGGACAGTTGGACAAAAGGTTCTCCTAAATCAGTTAATAACCTGACTAAGCATACCATTGAGTTTGAAAAAACTGGTAAGTGTGGTGTTGGTCATGCTAGAGCAGCAATTAACTGGAACTATCTACGCAGAGTATATGGTGATAACTATAGTCAAAAGATTATAGATGGTATGAAAATTGTAGTGTGTAAACTTAAAGACAATGCATTGGGTTTCACTAGTATTGCATATCCAGTTGATGAACTACGATTACCACAATGGTTCAAAGACTTGCCATTTGATGACTTACTAATGGAATCAACATTAGTAGATGAAAAGATTGATAACTTACTTGGTGTATTAGATTGGGATATCAGAAGCAATACAGATGTTAACTCAACATTTGATGACTTATTCACATTCGGT